ACGCATACGACGCCTTCGTCGAGCAATGACTGGACTATGTCCTGAATGAGCGCTTGTCCGGTCTGATCGATGTTCGCCGAAACCGTGAGGCAGTTATTCAACCCGGAATCGATTTCTTCGACGAAACCGCCAACGCTGTCCAACCGACAGTGATGGATTATGACTGAAGCCGCGTCTGTTGAGATTCGGTTGTATATGGACGTCGCTATGGTCCTATCGACGCCATAATGATATTGCCTAAACCGATCAGGTCGGGTCGAGCTGACGACTCCACCGCTGATGTCGATCCCGCCGACGGTTTTCTCAGAAGGATCTTTGTTCCTGAACACGTTCCAGGCGTTTTTGAGCCGGCGCCCAATGGACGGCGACGGTTCTTCAGCACCGTAGTACGCCATATATCAGGTCCCCTATCTACTAGAATCCTACATTTATGATACGAGCTCTATACGAATTCTTCGCTATGGAGCTTGTATGTGACATAAGCGTCCATCATGGCCGCCACGTTGTCTATCTTCTGCTCTCGTTTCTTCTTATACAGCTTCTTGTTCTTGTTTGTATCCTCAAGAACGATACAATTGCCCATCGTAAAAGACATTATTTGCTGGTCGAAAATAAGCATCCGGTTCTCGGCTAGTTTCTTGAGCTCGCCAAGTGGGACGGATTCTGTTTTGGAACCTTGTCGAACTACCTCGAGCCCATAAGGTCCGTTTTCCAGTTCCCATCGGTTCACGAACTTCTTGGCGTTATAGGGGTCGTACCCGAATGCCCGGACATCATATTGAGAATCCATGATGTACTGATCGAGGTCCTCGAACACTTCCTCAGCGTCAATGACAACGCCTTCAAGAACAATGAGACTGCCTTCTTCAACGAATTCGTCGTATTTGTTCCGCATAGCCAGGGGCAGTTTCTGCAGCGTGTCTATCGTTATGTAACTGCGCGTCTTGATTCCGAAGCACCGCTCGCCGCGCTTTCCTATGAACGGGAAAAGGAACGTGAACGCGCAAAAGTCATCACCCTGAGATAGGTCGGCGCCCAAGGCACAGGACATCTGCCAGAAATCATGATGCCTATGTGGGATGGTCTCCTCGTAAGTAAAGAAGTACGTGTATCCTTCCAGAGGGATCCCAAATCTTTTAGCGAGGGTGTCGTTTCTCGCGGCCGGGTTTTGCTCCGCACGCTCCACCTCAAGTTGATAAGTCTCGTATGAAACGGTCTTCCCAAGATTCGGTTGCGCTTTAATCCACATGGCCGGATCGTTGACTTCATCGATGTCATCAAGACGATAATACCAGATCGACACGTGCGGATTGACGTACTCGCCTTTTAGAATCGACATGAGCTCCATTTTGATGGAGTCCCCCACGCCGTTTCGCACAGTGCCCTCCGAACTCATCCCTACGATGAGCCAATCGGCGATCTTTGACGCGCCTTGCTCAAGACAGCCTATAACATCTTCCCGAACATCGCCAGAGAGCCATTCGTCGACAGTTGCCACTTTGCAGCGAGCGCCTTGAAGTTTGTCGATGGACATCGGACGAACTTCCACGATGGAACCTGTGAGGAAATTCTGAATGCCCTTCTTTGTGGAAGCCAACTGCACCCGGTTCGCCTTAGGACCCGTCGTGTTCTGCAAAGACCCTTCAGTCAGGAACTTGAATAACGGTCCTCGAGCTCGCGTGATCGCCGTCCGCATAGGCGACATGACCTCTTCAGCCTGACGCATGGTCGGAGCGGTGCAAATCTGCTCGGTGGTCGTGGTGTCGATGTTGAGGAAATACGATTGAATGGTAGAACCGTACATCGATTTGGCCGCGCCTCGAGCGACGATCAAATATTGTTTGTTGACAAGCCGTTGCTTTATTCGACGGCGTTCGTATCGTCCACCCATTCCTTCGGGATCGGGAACGTAAACACTCCGATCTATGAAATAATACCATCCAAAGATCTGCTCGGCCCAAAGTTTGAACGTGTCGAGAAGATGGAGATCGCCACCGTCGGTCAAAGTCAGTTCGTTCTCGCAATACTTGATATATCCTTCAACGGCGTCTGGGTCGTAATAAACGCCTGGGTTTTTTATAAGATCGTCGATGCGTTCCATTTCCATGGCTATCGTCTCGCACACGGGGATTTCCCCTCGAACGACCGCATCGCGAAACTCCCCATAATATATGGGGACCATGTCGTTGTATAGCATGATTATTTACCTTTTGGAAACTTTTTCGATTCATGAATCGTTTCGACATTCAAAACCTCAGCCGCTATCGTCTCGCCAGCCGTCGTTGCCTCAGAAACACTTTCGGATCGATTCGACGTGGTGACGGTTTTCTTGCCCGGCTTCGAAGGGATCCCCGCGAATAACGAATCGACCGCTTTCTTTCCCGCGTAATTAACGGTGGCGTTATACGTGGATTTGAGCATTTGCGAACCGAGGCCTGCTGCTTTCCGCTCTTTGGCCGCCTTCTTGACCTCTTCCGATTTCTTAGCGTTATCCAATTTCGTTTGCCGATTGGTGTTGGCCAAATCTCGAACTTTCTTCTCCGTCTCAAGCCTAACTATCTTCGCTGTGAGCTCGGAATCGGTCAACGTGTGCATCCCCCGTTCCACAACTTCAGGATCGTGTGACCGCAGCGTGTCTTTACGAAGCTGTTGGAACGCTTTCATCTGACCGCGTTTGATGCCTTGTTCTTTCGCAACGGCTTTTGTTTCTTTTCTCTGTCTCAAAGCTTCGGATGCGGCGACAATGGGTTTTCTAGCAATAGCGCCCGATTTTTTTGCAAATCGAGCTTTCAAGTCCTTATCGGTTCTTGCTTTACGTCGAGCGCTGCCGCCACCCATATATTTGCGACGAGTCTCTTCGTTCCAAATACCCCACTTTTGGCCCTGTACGCCGTAATGGGCCAAATACTCTTCTTCGGTAATCGCCTTCATGTCTTTACTCATCTCGGGACACCTCTTCTGCTGCGACCGTCAAACGCCAGTCTAGCTCTTTGAGAATATTATCCAAAGAGGTGAGCATGCTGCCGTTTGGTGGGTCGAATGACATCTTAACACGTATAAATACTTCGTGGAAAGCCATGTTCAGCCGATCTTCTGTGATGAACATGTCCCAAGTCTCATCTTCTCCTGAGATAGAAAATCCATCGCTAGGCCCAACGCCCAACTGATTGAGAACCCCCAAAGCAGAATTGATGAGGAACACGATGTCCGAATCGAAACCCGTTTCGGAGCTAGCTATGTTCAATTGCTTCTTAATCGATGTCAAGATGCTATCGCTGATTTCAACTTCTTCGCTTGCCATCTTCACTCCTTCCACGGACATGTGTCGTTCGGCCTTCTGTCAAGAACAGCATAATCCGAACATAAATCGAATTGGCCATAATGTAAAGCCTTATGAGTGCTGTACGAAACGCATACGAGGTTCTCCGGGTCAAGCACGTTCGCCGCTAATCGTAACATTTCTTGTTCTGTGACAGGATTAATATGATGCACGGTCACTCGCCAAGTCAGTTCGTAACCCGGCAAAGCGAGATCGCACCCGCCATCTCGGACTATGATCTCGTCTCGTAGCTTGCGCCACTCGCGAGATCTGTAGAATTTCTGATTCAAATATCGGTTACCGCCGAAAGTCCGTTCTCCGATGACGCCGCCTATCTTTAAATATTCGAATCGGTCTTTAAATGTCTCGAGCTTCGTCAAATCGGAATATGTTTTAATACTCGTCATCGTAAACCTCGTCTTCGAAATCTTTCGTGCCGCTGTAAAGCCGCATTGCCGAAAGCGCTTCGGAATATAGCTCTTCGACACGCTGAGCCATCTTCATGTTCTCGGTTTGCGCGGCGACGAGTTCCGTCTTCTGCTCGAGCATCTTCTCCTCGAGTTTGGCTTTTTTCGATCCGAGTCTCAAATAATGAACAATAACCTGATTGGAGGCGGTTCCATCTCGCAATTGTTTCTCTGCTAAATCCACAGCCAAGGAATTAGCTGATTCTCCCTGGCTTCTGGGGTAGTTGCCGGACGATGCGCCTCCCCCTCGGAAACTTTTCGTTTCTTTGCCATGAGAATATCAACCTTTCGCTATAAATTGCTGAACTTTCTGAGTAGGATGCAGCCATGACGATCGAGACCGCCATTCCCGAAAGAAGCCGAAAGGAGTGTAAATATACTTCTACCGCACGAGGGGTTGCGGTGGCGGCTGCATCCTATTCAGAAAGTTTCAGAAAAATCTCCCCCCGGAGAAATATGACAG